AGGCACAAATTACAAAAATACAAGAAACAATACCTAAAATACAAACAACAATCAACACAGTTAAAACAATTGTAACAACTGCTGCTACTATAAAAGCTACAATCTCTGCTATACAATTAGCTAATCCGATAACAGCGCCACTATTTATTGCTCAACAATTAACGGCATTGCAAGATGCTACAATTGTTAATGCAATAGAAGCATTAAATCAATTTTCATCTGTTCCTACTACAATTTCATTGAAATTAGCAACAATTGTACCGCCATTGTTAGCATCAATTGGTAAAATTTCAAATGTATGCAATGGCGATGTTGATAATTTAGAAATACCACAATTAGAAATACCACAATCGGTTATAGATAACATATCTAATACATCAGAAGATTATAACGATTTAATTGACACTGAATTTTATACGGAATTGAATGTGTCTGATGACGATTTAGAAAATAGAAGTGATATTATTGAACAGTTATTAGAACAACAACTCAATTTATTACAATCACTACAAGAAGCTCCTAGTAAAGTATATCAAAATCAAGGACCACCGGATGTGTCTCTCGGAAAGATTGGCGATTATTATATCGATACTAATACTCAAACTGTATACGGGCCTAAATTAACTATAAATTCGTGGACTTAATATTTATTAATAAAGTTATCATATGGATTCTAAAACATTAATAAAAGCCCTTAAAATAGCCGTACGAGATGTTATAAAAGAAGAATTAACAGAAATTCTGCGAGACGGATTACAATCTACCATTAACGAAATGAAATCTACATCTCATAATGAACTACGACGTACAAAAGTAGAGGTTCCAACTGTTACACGCAAAATGCCAGTACAAAAAAATAATATACAGTTTAAAGAAACTAAATGGGCTGATATACTAAACGAAACTAATGCATTAGTAGAATCATCACCAGGTGCTACTAGTTTAAATGAATTATTAACTGAAAATTACAGTGATTTACATTTTACATCAAAAGATGCCCGCGGGTTTGGTATGATGCGAGATAGTGTAGCAGCAGCACCAACAGTAATCGAAGATCCAGAATCTGGTAAGGTATTACAAGTCGACCCGGTAGTTGCAAAAGCAATGACACGTGATTATTCTGAGTTAATGAAGGCAATTGCTAAGAAAAAAGGTAACTAATGTCATATGTAATAATACCAGCTAATACAGCTCAGGTTGATACACAATCACCATTGGGTATTTCATTAATGTATACACAACCAGGTACATTTCAAACAGTTATTTCTCCAGAACAACAAGCTAAAGAAAATTTTAAAAATTTATTATTAACATATCCAGGTGAGCGCACCGGTGACTGGATAAATTTTGGGTGTAATTTAAAAGAAATTATTTTTGAACCAAATATCAATGAAATTAAAGAAGATATCAATGATTTAATTGTATCTGCTACATCATTTTGGTTACCATATATTAATATTGAAAATATTGTTATTACAACTAATGAAGATGATCCAAATTTGGGTTATTTAGTTACAATTGCTATAACGTTTACAGTGAGTAACGGGGCACTCGGACAAACAATAACTCTAAATACAACAAACACCGGTAATATTACAATTGGATAACTCTATGGAAACTAAAAAAGATATATCATATATAGGAAAAGATTTTAGTCAGTTTAAACAAAATTTAATTGATTTTACAAAACAATACTTTCCAACTACATACACTGATTTTTCAGACGCATCACCAGGTATGCTATTTATAGAATTGGCATCCTACGTAGGTGACGTTTTAAGTTTTTATGCAGATTCAAATTTGCGTGAATCATTTTTAAATCAAGCAGTTGAACAAGGTAATATATATGATTTAGCAAAGTCTCTAGGATATAATCCAAAAACCAGTACGCCAGCTTATGTAGATTTAGATGTATTTCAAGTAGTACCAGCTATTGGATCTGGAAATAATATACAGCCAGATTATACATATGCGTTGTCTATACAACCAGGTATGCGAGTTAAGCCAACTACAAATAATTCATCAACATTCCGGACACTAGATTCAATTAACTTTGGGTATTCTTCGTCATATGATACAACTGAAGTTACTATTTATGATGTTGATGCCGTAACATCCACACCTACATATTTTTTACTTAAGAAAAAAGCTAGGGCGGTGTCAGGTGAAATTAAAACTGTTACATTTTCTTTTGGATCGCCAATACCATATGATAAAGTTTTATTAAATGATACTAATATTATAGAAATAGTTTCAGTTACAGAAAGTGATGGAGACAATTGGTATGAAGTTCCATACTTGGCACAAGATACAATATTTGAATCGTTACCAAATTTATTAGAAAACGATCCGGATTTATCCACATATCAATCAAATGTTCCTAGTTTATTGAAATTAAGAAAAACTGCTAAAAGATTTATTACTAGATTGCGTAGTGATAATCGTTTAGAATTACAATTTGGTGCTGGTATATCTGATAATAATGATGAAGAAATTGTTCCAAATCCAGATAATGTTGGAAATGGTTTATCTGGAATTCGTCGTACTGTAGATGTTGATATAGATCCTGCAAATTTTTTATATACTAGAACATATGGTCAAGCCCCGTCAAATACTACATTAACAATTACATATGTTGTATCGAATGGAATAAGTGAAAATGTCTCAGCAAATACACTAACGAAAATTGATAGAATTGTGTATGACACTGATATTAACTCAGCAGCAGCAGGTAATATTATTAATTTTGTTAAAACTACAGTTGCTGTTAATAATACTACTCCAGCTACTGGTGCAAAATCTTCAGAAACGTTAACAGATATTAAAAATAATGCAATGGCTAACTTTGCAACGCAAAATCGCTTAGTTACAAAAGAAGATTATATTGTTCGGGTATATTCAATGCCAGCAAAATTTGGTAGTGTTGCTAAAGCATATATTGTTCCAGACGACCAAATATCTCAACAAGAGTCGCAACAAAATACTATAGCAAATCCGTTAGCAATGAATATGTACGTTTTAGGATTTAACGAAAATAAAAATTTAGTTGAATGCAATCTAGCAATCAAAGAAAATCTAAAAACATACCTAGGTTATTATCGCATACTAACAGATGCAATTAATATCAAAGATGCTTATATTATTAATATTGGTATTGATTTTGAAATTACAACACTACCTAATTACAATTCAAACGAAGTTTTATTAAAATGTATCGCAACTGTGCGAGATTTATTTAATATTGATAAATGGCAAATAAATCAACCAATTAATAAATCTGACGTGTTAACTTCGATTGCAAATATAAAAGGCGTTCAAAATGTAGTTGGTGTTAATTTTATTAATTTGTATGATACTGCTTTTAACTATTCTGGTAATGTATACGATTTAGAATCTGCCACTAAAAATGGAATTATATATCCGTCATTAGATCCTAGCATTTTTGAATTAAAATTTCCAAATCAAGATATTCGAGGACGAGTGGTAAGTTATTAAGTTTTGAATATTTATACTAAAAGTATATTATGTTTAGAATATTTTATCCTGAAGCAGATGCTACCATATATGAAGGCTTACCTACAACAAATACCGGTCTAGATGAAATACTAGAAATAGGTAAACGTATAGGTACTGACGGCGACACATGGCAAAAGTCTCGTTCGTTAATTAAATTTGATAAAACTGAAATTTCAGCTTCATTATCAAAATACACTGTATCACCGGCAAACTGTAAATTTGTATTGCAATTATATACTAGTTATGCAAAAAACTTGCCAGCTCAATATACAATTGATGTAAACTTATCTGGTCAACCATGGATTAATGGTACTGGATATGCCTCGTCAAACCCAATTATATCAAATGGTGTACAGTGGGCTACTCCGTATGCATCTTGGTCATTGGATTCGCAATCAGGTAATTTATGGATATCTAGTTCACGACAAATTGAATTGGGTACATCAGGAATACTAGTATCTGGTAGTGGCGCGGGTGGTAGTTGGTTGTATAGTACCAGTAGTGGTGTTTTTTCTGCTTCGCAATCATTTTCATATCAAACTACGGATTTATCAATTGATGTTTCAAATTTGGTTTTAAAATGGTTAAGTGGTAGTAATAGTCAATCAATTG